TATAATGTTTACTTGTCATTTGATTTTACTCCTTTCTCTTAACTTAATTATATTGTACACTATATGTGTACTTTTGTAAATTGACATAGTACACAAAATATTTACTTTTCAATTGTATATTTTGTACACGTTTTGTGTACTTATGGTAACTTACAAAAAAAAGAAGATATATTTCAATCTTCTTTTAGTACATATTCTTTTTCGCCTTTTATTATGATTTCCATACCTAAATAATTTGCAATCAGGTACATATCTTTATCTGTAAAACTATCACGAGTCATTTTATTCGTGAAACCTTGTTTACTAATACCCATTGCATTAGCTAATTCTTGCTGCGTAATCTTCTTTCCAGAGTCTTTACGATCTTCTAATATCTGTTTTATTATTTTTGCAAATATTTTAATCGCCTCCCATCATATTTCTTCTTATTATAAAGGAAATCTGCTCACGTAGCAAGTAATTATTTATCCGTTTTAACCACATATCACCGCATTTATACGGTGATTTACGTCCGTTAACGCTGAAAAAAATTCTATAAGTACCTATAACTTTTTCCATGAAATGTCTGTTTTAACTTTTCATCAAATCATCTACTGAATCAAAAAGTTTCAAATCATCATCTAAATTTTCATGAACCCCATGATGATAAGCAAATCCTCCAATCCATTCAATAACTTCTTTTCTGTTTTGTAAATAATCTTCTTTTCGCATCTTTCTAACGTCATGTAATCGTTCACTTGTTACCGATCCATTCCTCGTAAAAATCGTACAGTAACAATATCCGTCTTCTACAAAATCATGTAGTAAATGACAAGGATACCAGGATTTACCAATCCTAAACTCATACATATGATTATAATTTCCGTTAGCTTGTTCAACAGTCATTCTTATCACCATCCAATCACACAATATCCATTTACGATTCCAACACAATTATTTGATATAGATGTAATTTTAAAACATGCTTCTTTATTAGGTTGTATACTATAAAAGCAGATCATATCTCCAATCATATAATCATTATTTTGAGTAATTACGTAACTTTTTATACCACTGATAATACAATCATATTCTTCTGACTGTATCTTTAATTTATGCATTTTCGGTTTTCTTATCATGTATATTTTCCTTTATTCCAAGATAATAATGATGAGTATCTTCTTTTATTTGTTCATCTTTTCTATAAATTCCATAACCATTTTGTTTATCAATAAACTTATATCCGTCTGGAATTTTATCAACCAATTCTACCTTCAAATTATTTTCATTAATTTGAAATTCTTCAAAACCTATTACCATAATTCCTCCGATCTAATTTTATGAAATGCATGTTTTATTGTAATTTGACCAAATCATAACTATTTACTGACATATCAATGATTTGTTGACCATCCCATTGTACATAAACAAATCCATCTGAGTAATAATGGAGTCCTTTTATAACAGTTCCATCTATATATTCTGTTGTATGATCATGTCTGTTTTTATATTTTCTTACTCGATCTCCCTTTCTTAAACACTTCCAATCTTTATTTTCTACCAACCACATACCCCTTTCATGAAAACAATCTTTCATTGCCAAATATTTTCTTTATCATATTCAATATTTAGTTTTACAAAATCTGTTCTCATCTTATCTCTCATTTGAGCCATCATATCAAGTTGCAAGTAAGAGATAGTTTGTCGAGTCTGCTCTAATGCAGTATTAGTTTCCGGAATATAATATAAGTAACTTATCGTATCCATATAACCATTGAATTTAGCCCATAATTCCATTTGTGTTCCTGAATTTTGAGTACACATATGTTTATATCCATTGTTAATTAAATCCTGTTTATTCATTATCATTCACCTACCTTGAAAGCAATTTTTCAACTATTCATTTTTCCTCTTTTAATATCAAACAATTTTTCATTATGCTAATCTTATTCCGTTTTTTGCTTGATACTCAGCCCAACATTCGTTAAATCTATTTGGGTTTATATCTTTGCCTCTAAGAAACCTTGCATATTTTCTTTTCAATGGCTGCATCTCTTTTTTATAGATATCTTCATTAATCCAATTCCAAATATCCATATATGCCATGTCGTACTTTACACCACGTTCGGGTTTCCATTCAAAAACATCAGAACATATAATATTGACTTTTTCATTAAAATCAAGCTGTGATGCGACCAAATCAATGACTTCCTGATTTTTTTCAATTACAGTAATACTTTTCACTTCTGGTTTATCTTGAATTGCCATGACAATCATTCCAATTCCAAGACCACCAATAATAATATCTCCATATGCCTTTGAACAAAATCTTAAATTTGTTCGTTGTTCCATACTTGTGTCAGACATGACACACTCTCCGTTATGTGTTAATCTAATATATGTTCCGGGCATAATACCATCTAACATTGCTCTGAAATTGCCTTGTTTTATCTCAAACTTCTCTAATTTCCAACCGTTATTTTCTCTTTCCTCTAATAACTCTGGCATATTTTTATACATTCAATCACCTACTTTCATTAAGAAGAAACCGTCATTTTATTGAAAATGGGTGATATTTCTATCACCCTTAACTTGTTCTTCCACGTATAAATCCTTGTACAAAATATAGTCTAGCTGTTCTACAATCTTCCTCATTTCCGTCAACCAAAACTTCTCCAATAGAACTAACATTTGACTCATATTGTAAAGCTAAATCTAATATACTCTGTAATGTATCACTTTGCTTTTTGGCTTCTGATAAATTTAATATTTCCTGCATTTGATATTTTAAAATCGTTTTCTTTTTTGCTAACTTTCCAAATTCTTCGCCCTGTTTAAAACAATACCACTTATTCACATCCATCTTGTAACGCTCCCATCGTTTTATTGTATAAATCATCGCTATAATTATTCAATAATTCTTCGGCGGTTTTCTGCCATTGATATTCTTCTTCTGTTAATTGATTTAGAATTTCCTCATCAGGAATAGAATATTTTTCAAATGCAGCAACCTTACTACAGAATATTCTATGATGATCTTTTACAAGATAAGTGTCAATACCATAAATACAGTTATTAACAGTTGTAAGTTTATAGCCCATACTTTCTGCATACTTTAATGTACTTTCTAACATAATGTAATCCTCCTTATTTTTATGTTCCAATATGGTTCTACTTTAAATAATGTAAAATTTTATAATACTTTTTACATTCCAATATGGGACTACTAAACTCTACTATATTATATCACACATAAAAGTGACTTGAAAGTTAAATTTTATCTACATCACTTTCCGTCTGAAACTATTCTTTCATCTATTGAATCTTACAATAATCTCTACTCATTTTTACAATTTGATTTGTAGAATAAGATGAATAAATTTTATTAAGTGCTTCTCTGTATTCAATAACATTAAAATCTTTTAATTTTTGTTCTGAAACTACTTTAAATAACTGTTTTGTAAATCTTTCTGATAATCCAACTAACCTCATATGTTTAATTTCTCCTGTTACAGCATCCACTAACATAATTGTCAGTCCTAATCCTTGATTTTTTCCAACTGAACTTAATTCTGACAAATTCTTGCTCAAATGTGACGAATATGGAGCGTCCATCCAATTAAGATTTCCGATTTTCGCCGTAATTATTATCAATCCATATAATTCTAAGAATCTTATTTCAAATTTATTTCCACTTTTAAATTGATTAATTTCATCTTGTGTTGGATTTCCAAAAAATATTATTAATGTTGCACCATCATCAGCAATATCAAAAAGAACACCTTCATGATGATTTTTAAAATTTTCTATAACCTGACCTACTCTATATGATGTCATTTTACTTCAACCTCCTTAATATTATTTAATTGCTCAATATAACCATCTATTTTTATTTTTGCTGCATTAGTAAATCTAAAACCATTTTTCTCTGCAAAAACTTCCACTTCTTTATAATGAGATACATCTACAATTACGCTTGAAGTGTCCCAATCCCATTTTGAAGTTTTTATTTTTCTCGCATCTTTATATATTTTATCACTTTTGCCTTCCCATTTAATTGATAATAAGGTTGTATCTTTTCTTGAATATATCCATTTTGTATATTCATGTTTATATTTTCCGTCAACAGCTTTTTTAAGAATATCTTTATCGTGAATACAAATACAAAATCCATTTTTTAATAATTTATTTCCAATTTCCGCAGCTCTATCAGAGAAATCTCCAATAGTCTCTGTTAGGTTTCTATACCATGTTCCATCCCATTGATACTTGTTTGCTTTTACCAGATCAATAAAATCACTATTTTTTTCATATTGTAATACAATTCTATTATTATTTTTTACAATTTCTACAATTCCGTTATGTTTTATTTCGTCAGGCTTTATACTATCTAAACTTACTAAAAGCTCATTCACTCTTTTCTTTTCATATTGACTATGATATTCTTTAACAAACTTACCATTTAAACAATTTCTATTATCAATCCAAAATTTCGATTCTGCTTCATTATTTATTATATCATTAATATCAATATTTCTTTTTTCGCATTCTTCATAAAAATTAAGTCTAATGGTGTTAGCCCATGCTATCTGCTTTTCTGTGCCTTTCAAATCTGGAAACTCGTATTCTTTGGAAGTTTCCATTGATTTTTTATTCGATTCTTCTATTTGTTTAGCTTTGCAATTTTCACAAATTCCTTCAAAATGTCTATCTATCTTCCATTGTCTTTCAGACATTTTTCCAACTACATTCACTCTGCCCTCATGTCCACACGAATATGTTCCATAATACCATGCCATAATATTTCTCCTTCCGTAATTTACTTTTCTCCGAAAATCTCCATAAATTTATTATACTTAATAATCTTCGGAATATTTCCTTCTCTTTGCATTACAAATATATATTCTTTATCAATCATTCCAAGTGGCATGATAAATAATTTTGATCCTTTATATTCATTTCCACAATCATCCATGTAAAATGTATTTGCGTATACTCCTTCAGGAAAGAATTTAACATCATAAAATTCATATCTTTCACCATTGTAATTTACATATTTTCCAACGAGATTCCGCAGTAATGGAAATGATCCTTTCCCGAAACCTTTAAATGGTTTATATTCTGGAATATATTCTATGTATTCAAGATCATTTAATGTGTTATCAAGTTTATATATGTCATTATCAGAGAATTTATGCTCAGACACAAATGTTTTACTATAAAAACCATCAACTTCTGAATGACAACATTCATAAGCATATAATGTTTTCCCAGTTTTATGATTAACATATTCTATTTCTGTCCAAGATACAAATGACTTGTTAATATTAATATCTCTTTCTTTATATTGTATATTATTTTTATTTAATGCATCAATATAATACTCATCCACTTTGTCAATTACTACAAATTCTACCCCTTCAAAATATGTTTTCTGCATATTATCCTCCAAATTATACTAAAACCATCTTATTATTTTACCACATTATATACAAATTGTCCATGAGATAAGAATACTTTCATATATTAAATACGTTTCCGTTAAAGTTTTTCAAACGATTAAATTCGCTCGTAGCTCTCAATAATTCGCCAGTTTCCAGAAAGAAGAATCTAGTTCTTTCCGAATCCTTATGGCTCTTCTGATATTCTTCTGGTATAAATCCTTTCAGCAATAAATATCCTGCCATTTTCATAGAATAAATATTTATATATCTGTTATTATTAACCCCCCATTATATTTACCTCCATACATATGTAATATTCGTGTTGTTTGTAAGATTCTTATTTTGAAAACTGGTTTTCATCTACTCTTTTCAATCATATCAAAAATTTCATCCCAATCAGAATAATTCTGTAATTTTTCTTGCGGAACTAATAATTCATATTCTTCTTCAATTTCTTCTCGTGATCCATATCCATTAAAACTAGGAAGACTACCAAATAATTCATTATGTTTTTCCATTTGTCTAAAAACAACAATGCTTTTCTCTGGGAAATTTCCCATATGTGTAGCGTAACTATCAATTTGAATAATTGACTTATCTTTTTTGTTTACATAAATATCTCCAAGTTTCATTTTATTTTCCTCCATGAAATTCTCGTTCTATTTATACGTCAATATTTAATTCCTTGTCTTTCTTTTTTAACATTGATAATTGTTTTTGTAATTTATTTAATCCTTCTAGCATTCCCCTATTGTTATTTCTTAATGCTTTAATAGAATTTTTCAACCGCATATTTTCCGCTTCCAGTTGCTCTATATACAAATTTAATTCTTTAATTATTACGTCTACGTCATTCTCTTTTACAAAAGCATCGTTACTATCTGGCATATAATATACTTTAACGTTCTGCATTTTTTGATTCTCCTCTTAACTTAATAATGCTATAATAAATACCGCAATTCCTACATATGCAATTATACATCCTAATGTATACATATCATCTACTCTCCTTTCCACTTGTCACACACATAAACAAGTACAAATCATTCCTACAAATCCACCAATAATGAATCCAATTACAATTCCTACGATCATTTATTTTCCCTCTTTCTCAGCAAAATACTGTTTTTGTTATATGTTTCGTAGCTTCATAAGTTCTATGTATTTCTTTTGCAATCTCTTTATTGCTCATACCTTTTATCAACATATTTTTAATTGATAGCTTCTCAAAGTCAGTTATCTTATTTCTATGTCGTTCTGGTTTACCGTTATCTTTCTTCCATTCATAGTTAATCCAGGATGGCTCTGGAAATAATGTTTCTCTTTCATATTTCTTCCAATTAATTACATCCTGATGATTTTCAGCCCATTTCCAAAACTCTGCTGCGTCAATCAAATATCGTGTCTGATTTTTCAATTTGACCTTTTTACAAGGAAGATCATATTTATCAATCCATCTCACTACTACGCTTATATCTGAATGAAAGCATTTTGCAAGTGTTTTCGCACTAATTCTTTCACCATAATAATGATTTAGTCCCATTTTGCTTGCTTTATGCTTCACAGAAGATACACTTCTATCCAGAAATTTTGCCGTAGTTTCAACTGATTGATTCAAATACCTTCTATACATATAAGTTTCTTCATCTTTTGTCCATTCTCTTCTTCCCATACACTACCTCTTAGCTTCTAGCTTTCAATAAAATACGATTTTCATTTACTCTTATGGTTCAATTAGTTTCATATAGTTCCCATCCGCAATTACTATAAATCTAGGATTTTCTTTAGATCCCATTAATGTAATTGCAATTTTACCGTTTGTCCAACAATCCCATATAAGTACATCACCTATAATTTCACGACATTTAATGCTATGAAAATAATTCAATAATCTTCCATACAGTTCATCATATGATAAACCTCTTCTTGTTACTAATCCATTTTTCCCATCTTTATGTGCTTCTTGAAAAGTCATATCATTCACCCCTTGAATTTAAATTTACTTATGTAACATTTCTTTTAACCATGCATTAAAATTGAAATTCTCCATATTCTCTTCTCTTTCCGTATAGTTCCCGTTATAATTACGAAAACAGTTTCCAGAATCACGTTTGTCTTTATCCCAACATGATACATGCTTATTTGTCCCTTTCATTATTTTTCACCTCTTCCATCAGATATGATAATCCCTTACTATAGTGACGATTGAACCAATCATATACAGTATTCTTATTAGTTCCTTTTGGAAATGCATACCATGCAGCTTTAAGATTTCCATTACGATCAACAGGAACGTTCTGAAATTCTTTCCATGAAGCTTCTACATTCTTATCAATTGTGTCTTGTAATGTTAGTTTTGATATTTCCAGTTCTTCATTTGCTGTTGTGATATTCATATTCTCCATATGTATTCACTGTTCCTTTCTACAAATTAATTGGATTTATAAATATTACTTTATGATTCGTAATTTCCTTTTTGAACTTCATTTTTAATATAAAGTGGGATAATCCCAAATAACCAAAATGAAGTTTGCTTTATATATTGTTCACCAACTTTTGTATAATAACCAGATTGCTTAACTTTTTTAATGTAAAATCTTTCTCTTTTAACTAACATATAACAATTTCCTTTCGATCAAAAAAATTACTTTAATTCTTCTATTGAAAATCCATATTTTTCTTCGAATTCATTTTCCCCGTAAGTCTCTAACATATCCATAATATTAGGATGTTGCCAATCAACAAATTCAAATAATTCTTCTGCCACATCTTTGTACCCATTACATTCTTCTACAAAATCGTTGCCTGTGTAACAACTATTAAGAACATTTTTAATTTCTTCCTTATTTAATTTTGTATCTATATTAATTTCATTCAAATCAATATCTGGAATATAAATAATATCATCAGTTATTTCAAAATCACTTTTATATATAATACAGTCTTGTCCATCCGAAAAATCAAATAAATCTTTAAGTCTATATCCTTTGATTAATTTTTTCTTTAATTCTTTTACTGTCATATTTATTATTCCTTTCTTAAAATCCTCATTTCATCGTTATTCTTCATTAAAAATTTCCGCTATTGTATTACTTAATTTAATCATAACTATTTCCATCCTTTCTTACGGTATATAATCAAATTCCGCTAAACCGCCATTATCCATTACATAAGCTTGCGCAGCTTCACTATATGTTCCATCAAAGTTTCCGTTCTCTGTATCGTAATCACTAACATGATCTCCAATTTCCATCTCATAGAAACAAAAGATATTAGATATGAGATTTTCCATATCTGTTTTAGGTTCATATCCCTGTTCTCTAATCCAGATTGCCATATAATCATAATCGCATAATTTTTCTTTTGGATATGTACTATAATCTTTTTCCTCTGTCCATCTTCCATATGTATCAACCATAGTTCTTATCCTCCATCACTCACATTTAAAACTGTCTAATACGTTCTTTAAATTTTCCAACTGATTCTCTGCTTCCGTTCTTGCGTATTCGTCCACGTAGAACTGTTTTCTTTCCTGTCGGCATTCTTCAAGAATATTATGTAATTGTTCATCTGTACTGTTAATAATAACTATTTCCGCAACTTCCCAATCCTCTACATCTTGCATTTCTCTTTCATCAAGATAATGATTATATAAGTCACGTTCCTGTAACTTCTGCTCTATATCATTGTCAGGGATAGGATCATCAATCCAATTCTGCATACAGAAATGTAACAATTCTATAGATTTTCCATTGTATGTAGACATATGGAAACTATTTCCTCCGGCAATGTCATACCATGTGGGTATTTCTCCATTTGTATTTATTTCCACAATATAGCGCAACTGAGTATTCTCAATTGCTTCTTTATACGCTTCGATTCCAGTGTTGATAATCTGTTCTTCATTCCGTTCTATTAACTCTAACCACTCATTCATCATGTTTACCTCCAGAAATTTTCCAACAAAAAAAAGGAATCCAATTCAAACGGATTCCTTTAGTCATTCTCTGTTATTCTGTATTCTGTTTTAATTCCATTCATATCCATACTGATCACAACCGCGTCCATAAAAATAACACTGATTACCTGCACATTGATGACCATGTATTAACCCAATTGATTCCTTATACCATTTTTGCATACAGACCATTTCAGATTTTTTAGGTTTTCCATTCTTACAATAATTATCGTTATTATACCTAAATTCTTTTTCTTCTTTTGTTAATGGTTTTTCTTCACAAATTTTATATCCGCCAATATTAACCCATGTAATCCTATATCTTTTCTGAGACATTTAATTTCCTCCAATTCTTCTATCTTATCCCACAAACTTCCATAATAATATGTGTTTAATGTTTCCAAAATCTCATATTGTATAATATTATAAGGATATACATTATCTTCATTATGAGATGTGATATCAGGTATCACCACACCTTTACGTTTCCATTCATTTTTGTCATATTCGCCCCATGTTTTATTAGCACAATCAACAAATAAATGTTCTACGTCGTCCCAATATATGTAAGCGATCGATTTACTTAATATTATCTTATTCTTATCAAATATCGTTCTTTCCGCTCTAACTAATGAATACATATGTACCTCCTATTCTCACATTCCATAGAAAATGCTTTCTTTCCTATGTCTATCTCTTTCAAAATCTTCCTGTACATAGTCCCATTTTATAGCGTTCTCTATAGCGTTTAATTCGTCCATAGAGAGCTTTTTATTTCCATTCCATATGTATATAGGATCAACTTTAAATTTGATGTATTCAAGCGGTAAATCGTATTTTTCCGCTAGCAACTTATAAAATGTTCTCTTGTTCATGATACAATCCATAATACTCCATCATGTCCTTTACATTTTCTTCTTTTCTAGCTTCTTCTCTTACTCTTTTACAAACAATATGAAAAGCTGATGGATAATCAAACCTTGATAATTTTACTTCTTGATCAATTTCTTTGAAAAATCCTTCTGTTAAAAGATATCCTTCCGATTCTACTTGATTTTGAGCATCTTCAAATAAGTCTTTCTTGCTCATGTACACCTTTGACAGTTCCATATACCAAACAAGATTGTTAATGTTTCTGCTGTCTTTAGATGCTATTACATCATTATCATTAATGATATATGTATTATACAGTTCCTTTACCTGTACAATGTTGTTTGGCGATTCTGTACATCTTAAATTATTAAGTTCCGTTCTTGCATCTTCATATTTAATCATGTTTTATTCCTCCATCATGTTCTCTGTATAACTTTCCATATAACTGTTATACAAATTATAATAAGTTTCCGCATTATCTGTCAATATCAATTCCAATGTGCTAGTCCATTCATTAACAAAACGTTCTAATACAATCAGATATTTTCTTAATTTCCATCTTGACAGCTTCAAATTGCTTTCCCCTACTTCACAAAAGTAATTGTCAAGCGTTCCACCTGGGACGCATTCTACATCATAATTTCTTTCTTGTAATGCGTTCACAATGTTATCGCACTTTTCCATTGTGATTCTCATTCTTACATCTTTCATGTTATCAATCCCTTCCTTATTATATAGTGTTCTGTTTAATCGTTCAATCGGCATACAGAAATATTTCCGTATGCCTATCAGCGGTCAAACATTGTATAAACGGTCAATTGTTTTCATTGTTTCCATCATTAAACCGTATTCTGTAAACTTATCAGCAGAAATAATAGAAGATTTTCCACAAACGTCAATCATTACGCCGTTTGCAATTGGATTATATTCTACTGTTACTCTGTTTCCGCTTGTGTACGGATTTAATGCAAGTGCTTCATTAAGTTTGTTGATCCATTCCATTTTTCTTTCCTCCATTTTATTCATATAATTTTTCAATTGCCAAAGTACACATTTTCCAATGCTCTTTATTTTCGTTATGTATTTCTTCAAAAGCATCAAAATCTAATTTTTCCAGCAGTAAAATATATGCGTGATACCGTCCAATCTGATATTCCGTATTTAAAATAGCAGTCTTTGAGTTCTTATCCTTAATTTGCTTTGCAAAATTAACAGCTTTTTCAATAGCTTCATAAGCTTCCTTTTTCAATGTCTCAATCATTCTTATTTCCTCCTATCTGAAATGTGAATTTCATTTATAACATATCCGAAAATTCTTTCATTTTGGGATGTGTAAAACCAATAGTAACCAATGCGTTATAAATGCCTTCCGCATAACTTATTCCGTCCTGAAATTTCCGCAAATATGTTTCTGCTGATACCAGATCATTTTCTTTCTTGCAACGCTCATATGCTTTCCAATCGTCAATTGCGTTCTTGTGTTTTCTGATAGCTTCATCAAGAATCTTTTCCGCTTTTACTTTCTCTGTATTTGTCATGGTTTTTATTTCCTAAAATTCCGTTTTTCGTGTGTTCTGATATTTTTCGGTATATTCAAAGTCAGGCTCACCAAAATAAAAGCCTGTTACTTCTGTACTTATACAAGAACCTGTTTCCTTTTCAATTATATCCGCCATGATAAAGGTTGCATCTGCTTCTGATGAATAACATCCATACACAACTTTTTTATATGCGTATGCATCCCCTTCATCATATGTAATAGTTTTGTTTTTCTTATCTTTAATTATAAACATAATATTTTCCCCTTTATCTCCATATACTTCTTAATTTATCCATGTTTAAACGCTTCTTAATAACAAGTGCTTCATCAGCATAAATGCTTTTTAATTCCTTTAACAGTGGTTTATATTCTTCCTCTGTAGCTTTTACCGTTTCCCAATAATACTGTAAACTTGCTTCGCTATGCTGTCCGATATGCATATAAGAAAGAATATGTCCATAATTTACTGTTGATTCTGGAATAAATGCTACCACTTCATTTGTTTTTCTGTCTTTTCTAAATAATATATCCATTCTGTTTCCCTCCATGAAATTGTACTTTTATCGTGTTCTTTATTTCTCTAAACTGTTTAAATAGTTCCATACAGAACTGTTAAATTCGTTTCTTGATACGTCCATATCTGTAAAATTCTTTTCCGATACAGCAGAAACATTATAACCGTTTCTGTTATCATCTACGTGTATCACCTGTCCATCTTCAAATATGTTTATATTCAAGCCTTGCACGTTTCCACCTCCTGTCTAATGTAATAGTCTTTCAGATAGAAACGACTTGAGCGTGGGTTATTACGCTTTATAACATAACCTCTTCCGTATCTACCTTTATACGGTTCTTTGATTTCTTTTCCTACTGGGATATATCCTCTATCGCTTGCGGTATGATGATATGTATACTTAACTTCTTTCATGCTTTCCACCTCACTGTATAAAGTCCCATCTTTCTATTACATCATCATCCCAATTTGAATAGGGATTATAAACGCAATAGGTAATGATTGTATCTCCAATTTCCGCATCATCTACGCTTGCATAACTAATGTAATAGCCTCCATCAACAGGCGGATTGAGTACAGTTCCATTCTTTTCATTATCGGTTACTTTTCCGATAATGCGTTCTATGTACATAATGTTATGATCTGCTCTTATTGTAAGCATTTCCTCTGTTAAGTCATTACAATCAATAACTTTTGTGATAGGTGCATTTTTTGCGACATCTGGAAATGTTCTTGCCTGTACAGGTGTGCTTGTTACGTTTCCGATAATGCTAATATTTGCAAGTGTTACAATTAATGCTTTCTTAATTCTGTTCATCATAGTTATTTCCACCTTTCTTATATATAATTAATATCCTTTTGCAATGTAGTCTAAAAACATCCAAACAGGCATTGTAAACAAGAAGAAAGCGCAAATATATGTAAGTGCTGTTTTAACTTTCCGCTTGCGTTCCTGTTTAAATACCGCTTTCCAATAGCTTCTAGTTCCGTAAATCTTTTCCATAATAGTTCCCCTTTCTTTTATGTTGTGTTATTTGCCATTTATAAGCACTATAAAAGGCACGAATGATAATTCCCATTCATGCCCTATTTAGTGATTATAAAGCTCTTGAGAATGATGTACTTGCGTTACTACGAATAGTGATGCACTCAATTCCATTGACAGTATGTTTATTGTACTCTTCACACATTTTTTTGAGTTCCTGTTCTTTCTCAATAATTTTTGCCTGTGCATCCCGAATATACCCAACTTCCATATCAACGTTATCAATATAGTTATTATTTCCGTTGTACAGCTTTAAATCATCTCTTGTAAATTTCTGGATTTTATTATCAATCAATAATTTGTTATTATAGTCTTTCATGCCAATTTCCAGATCATATTCTCTGCCGACATAATCCAGTGTATACACATAAATAGTATTTCTACTAATATAAGCCCCACAATTAACCTTTTCTTTGACTTCATTTGATATTTTTTCTTTTGTCTTTTCGCCGTATGGCTTACCAGAAAACTTATTAAATGCACTTACTACAATGTCAAGAATATCATTCATTAATGCAAGTTTTGCATTGCTTTTCAGTAATGCAATTTTTACCTTGCAATCAATTTCTACATTTGCCCATTTTTCAACAGTCTTTAAATATGTATCTTGTTTCTCAATAACTTCTGATTCTTTCTTTTTATTAATGCGTTCTTTTATTGTTAATCCTTCAAAGATATTTGAATACGCCTTATCAGCACTTTCAATTTCTTGTTTAGCATGTTTCGTTTCCTCACGTGCCTTTTCAATCTGTGCAAGTACTTCTGTATATTTCTTCATAATTTCCACCTGTTTAACCTTTCTTATTTAATCTCTCTAATTTCTTTCTGTAAATTTTCCACTTCTTTATAAAGTGGTTCAAAAATTTCATAACCATATCCATACTGTTTCAGATACTTTTTAAGCTGTTCAGAAGTACATTTGTATGTATATCCTTCATTTTCCAGATAATCATTAGTCATATGAATAAATGCGTTCCAAATTAAAGTTGTTACTTTTCTAGTATTGACTATCTGTTTACGCAATTCTTTATCACTTCGGAAAGTAACGTCTATCTCTGTATAAATAGAATCTAAAAAGTAATTTTTATTTAATTGAAAATTTCCAGTATTGAGAAAATAGCTATCGAGTGTATCAAATGTAGCTTTAATGTTTGTCTTTGCCATTGTTTTATACCTCCTTAAATTCTTGTGAACATTTCAATAGGTGCTGTTATTGTTCCACCGTTACAAGTTGCGGAAATAATAATATTTCCGTCCTTTGTGATTCTGTATTCACCTGTATAAACGCATTCGATTGAATGTGCTTTGTCGTTGTTACCATAAATAAGTTTCTGTCCTTTTGTCATTCTGTTTACCTCCCCATCAAAGCGTTGATTGTCTCAACGTTCTTTAAAACCTGTTTACGTGTTTCTTCATAAGATTTTGACATTGCTTTAATTTCTGCAATGTCTTTCTTAATAGCTGTCGTGTATGGATTACGACGGAATAACTTTTTGAGCATTCTGTACACCTCCTCACATGCACCGACAAACCAAACCGCCTCTTGTGCGGTTACGTTTCAGAGTTGCTAACTCTCTTTCGAGAGTGTTTGATCTTTCGATCAGGTCAACGGGTACAGACTCCTGATTCCAGAAGTCATAGCAAGCGGAAATTTGACTTTCCACTTTTGAAAGCTCTTTTTCAAGAGCGTTGATTCTTGCATATGTGCCGTAAAATTTAATCATATTACATTCTCCTTTTCTTATTCTCTGTTTATAGGTACTAAAAAGCACACAAGTAAATAACGCTTGTGTGCTATGTTACTGCCTATAAATTACTTGATACCCAACGTTTTGCACTTGTAAGTGATTTACAATTCTTTAAAACTGTATCATTTGCAACTACGTCATAAGTGTTATTATATGTAAGTTCAATCCATACATACTGACCATATTTAGGATGGTCAATCTCTTTTGACCATTGTGTTGGTGTACCGTTCTCTGTGTCACATTCGTGAATAATATGCCATTCTTTCATTGTAAAACCTCCTTAAAACATGGATTTCATTTTGTGTAATACTTTAAAACGTTGATGGTATCTTCAAGGTCGCACATCTTACAACCTTTAACATTTTCAATCTGCTCTTGAATATCAACAGGAAAAGCAAGGCTCTCAAACGTTTCTTTGCATTCCTGGAATATCTGATTTTGAATTGTTTCGGGCAACTCACATACATAGGTATGAGCTGTTATCTTTGTTTTTGTCATTGTTATACCTCCTGTTATATATTGTTTATTCTCTTTTTGTTCTCATTTTTGCAAGCCATTATAATTCAACATTAGAAATTATTTATACTTGACTACTACTCACCGCCACGGGTCTTACGCTTTTGCCCGTCTTTCAAATAACTTTGCTTGTTGATAATGCCTTGCAACCTAAGTAAAACAAAAAAGTAAATGCTTTATGATATAGAATCAACCACATTTACAAGAATTAACTATTTCGGCAGTCATCCGCTTTTAACGATTGTATGTTATCGGAAAGTTTTATGTATCATTGATAGATGTTACCTTTCAAACTATTTCAGTCTAAACAAAATCTTAGGTCTTTGTTTTGCATCTTTCCCCGTTTTTTGATCAGATACGGACAACTGAACTTTTTGTTATTGTTACCCTGTTCACATGGGCTTTTGGTTAGACTTTTTATTTACTTGCTATCTTGTCAGTATCGCAACCCTTGCAAGAAACTTTATAGCAGTTTATACTTTGTTGCTCTGTATTTTACAAGACTTCTCTTGTCTGGATTTAGTTTATGTATTACCAGAATCAAAAATCTGTTTTTTTTGAAAAGAAATAGATAAAACTTTTTGTTGCAATTGCTTTTTAAGATTTTAAAAATCTTTTGAGATATCCGATTAAAGCTAACCAGATGTCGTTAGACTTGAGGTATCTACTTTTTCAAACTCGACGCGCCCTCACGGGATACTACACGGCTCATAGCTATTAACTAGAGATCTCACGAATTATTTCGCTTTACCTCACAAGCGGTAACGACTCCGCTTGTCACAATATGAAGTTTATGTATCAACTTGTTTCC